GCGTTATGCTCTTAAAGCTGCCGACGGAGGATGACAGAGCGGTAAATTCCTTTGCATACGCGGTGGTTATCGCGTTCTCGCTCTCGTCATAATACGGAATTTCCAAGGTTCCCTTTACGTTATAGCGGTGGCTCCGGGCTAAAATCGGGCAGATGTCATAAACCTTTTTGACAATCTGCTTTGCGATTGATTTCGGGATAACCGCTCCGTTGTCGGTAAGCGTTAAATTGCTCGCCCTTTCGTTTAATTTGCCGCGGATATATTCTTCAAACATTCTTTTTTCCTCGGCAGCGTCCTTGCTTTCCGCGGGGCTCTCGTTCTCCGGCTTGGTTTTTTCCGAAAGAGCCGATACGTCGTCCGCAAGAGCGAGGCTTTCCTCAATGCGCTTAACGGTGTCGCGGATTTCCTCAAGGGTTTTCTTTTCGTCGTCCGTCAACTCGCGTTTTTCCTCTTTAGCCTTACTTAGGACATTCTCCGCCCTTTCGATAAGGTCATTCTTTTTTTCTGTAAGCTCTTTTTGATACATTATTTTTCTCCTTTCATTTCACATATGATTTTTTCGTATTTTGAATAATCCGGCTCCCCGGAAGAGAAACTGCGCACAGTGCCTTCGCACAAATACGGCTCCGACGTATATAAAGTCTCGCCGCTTCTTACGGTGACGAGTGTGCCGTCGTAGGCGGGCGTTTTTGTGTTATCCAAAAGACTCACCTCGAAAAGATTTAAGTCCCTGACGACCCTCAAATACGAGTCCTGCTCCTCGGAAAAATCAACGTCGCGGTCCGTAAAGCCGAAGCTCCAGCCGACTATTTCGCCGTTGCGCGCTTTGTTTATAACGTCGGCGTCAGTTATGTGAGCTCTCGCTTTAAGGCCTATTGCGTCCTCCTCTAAAAAGAGATTGCCCGTCTTTGTGCTGCCGAGGTCGCGCTCCCAGCTGTGATTGAGCAGTATATGCACGTCGTCGTTGCGCTCAATAGCCTTTTTAAAGGCGCCCTTTTGTATGCGCTCTATAAATTTGCGGCCGACGCGCGAAAGCAGAGGCTTGCTGTTACGCTCTACGGCATTGACATAGCCATCGATTTCCACGCTGTCGCCGCGTATTTCAATCTGCATTTGTTCACCTCCTTGTTTTGGGTATAAAAAAGCGCCTGACAAAAGTCAAGCGCGCTTTTCGGCTGTTTGTTAAATTTAGTCTTCCTTTGCGTAAGGTGCGTCCTCGTCGTACACATCAACATCAACGTCGACGATTTCCGGGGGCGGAACAATATCTTCTAAAATTTTTCTGTCAATATCCTCAAACCGGCTCCCCTGCATTTTTGCAAAAATTTCAAAGATTTCATCATAGGCGTTATATATCTTTGCAGTATCCTTTATATCTTCGATTGCCATTTCCCGTTCATTTGGAATTTCCGTTGTAACATTTTCATCCAAGTAAGGTTTCAGTAAGGCGTTCAATTTTTCCTCTTTATTCATACTATCACCTATTTTAATTTTGACCTTTTTATAAAATTATAAGAACCAAATTCCTTTACGGTAAAGCGATAAGCGTAATTACCGTGACGATATGTTCTTACGTCATTCCCAGCTTTGAGCCGTGGAAAATCCGTCGCAATAGCGTGGCTGACAGTCGACTTTTCCCTCGCCGACATTTTGGCACGCGGCACCTTTGCATATTTACCGCTGCTTTTCTGACCTCCCGCGCCCTTTCCCGGAGCAAAGCGGCCGGTTTTGCCGTCGTGGTTCTTGTTGTACCTTTCATTTTCCTCTTTTTTACTATCAAAGTCAAGGCAAAATCCGAGAGGAGCCTTTCTTAAATCCGCTTTTGTGTCGGTATTCGGCGTGTAATACTGCTTGGTGTTGACGTCATAAAGCACCGCCGAAAGACCTACGTTGACAACGTCAAGCCCCTCGATATAATCAAGATTTTCAAGGCGGCGGATTTCATTAAGCGTTAAAAATCCGGTCTCCTTGGCGGTTTTGTACGCGGAATACCGCTCCGATATGTTGGCCTTTATAATCTCCTTGGTGTCGAAGGCGAAAAACATATTTTTCTTTTCCCTTTCGAGCAGCAGATTTTGGTTGAGAGTCGCCTCAAACGCCTTGATTATCGGATAAATCGCTTCCTTGAAGGTCAAATCAAAGGATTCGGGATGTACGTGAAAGATGTCGTTGATTTCGTCGTTCAGGGTCTTTTTGTTCTCGTTGAGCTGCATTTCCACGCTCGAATTGGAGCTCTCCTGAAATTCAAGTCCGCTGTTTAAAACAACGACGTTCTCCTCGTTATTCCTGTACAGATTTTTCCAGGCGTTTTTAAGCGTTTTAAGCTCCTCGTCGCCAAGGCGCCGCTGCGACTTTAAAAAGCCCTTTTTGTTGCCGCCGCTTTTTACGAGCCCCAGCTGATATAAAAGAGTCTGATATGCCGTTTCGAGCGATTTTCCGACCTCGCTTACTATGCCGGTGCCCTCGGAGCCGTCCTTTGTTGAGCGCAGGAAGCTCAAAAAGTCGTAGGGCTTATACTCCTTTCCGGCAACATATATGCGGTAGCTTTTGAAAATCGGCTCGGTTGATTTAACTATAGATATTTCGCCCGGAGAAACATAAAAAAGTCCCGTAACCTCGTTGCGGCGGCGCCGGATATATACATATCCGCCGGAGGACATAAGATAATCCTCCGTGAGAGCCTTTTTAAGCTGAAAGCCATTTAAAAGGTCACCCGTGTCGCCGTTTAGAAGCCTTGTTCTGCTGTCATTTGTGACCTCCTCGACCTTGCCCTCGCGTATTTTATAAAGCCGCACCGGGACGGAGGCTATCATATCGCTTATTAGCGAGACGTTAGCGCTCACGCTCGGCAGCGCCATCGCCTTGTCGCGCGTTATCTCTTCTCCCCGGAGCATTGCCCGCAAAAGCACGTCGTCAGTATACGTCTCAGGGGCTTCCCTTTTTCTGAAAAGTGACATTTTTTCTCCTTTACACTATCTGCGCTATAAAATCCATCTGATTTAAGAACACATCCTGCTGCAAAAGGGACGTGCCCGTTATAAGTGCCGCGACCATATCTATTTTGCCGGTCGATTTCTTTTTGTTTACATACATATTTCTGTTGGTGTCGTAAACGCACCGGGCATTTTGAAAATTGATTTCCAAAAGGGTGTTTTCGGTGTATTTAAACTCCCGCGACAGTATTTTCTCCTTTAAAAGCTTCGTCGGCGGGTGCAAAACGCTTGAGTGCTGCCGCACTTCGACGGTGTTATATCCCGCCTTTTCAAGCTTTTGCGCCGAGGATAACGCATTCCACCGGTCAAAGCCTATAGCGGCAATTTGCACGCCGTATTTTTCCTCAAGTCCGAGGATAAAGCTCTCGACGGCGCCGTAATCAATAACCCTGTCGCCGCAGGGAATAACCTTTCCGGTCTTAATCATTTCGCCGTAATTTACTCTTTCGCGGGCGGATTTTTCGGTTATGCGGTCCGCCGGCACAAATGCGAAAACGTCGGCAAGAATGTTTTTATTTTCGTCCGCTGCTACCATCGCCACGGCCGTGTTGTCGTTTGTCTCGGACAAATCGAGTCCCAAATAGACGATTCTCCCCTGCCAATCCAAGCTCTCTACTTTGCAGCCCTGGACATCCTTAACGTCAATATATGTTTCGGTGCCCTCGCCCTGGTAAATGATATTGCAGTGTTTCGTAACAAAGTTTTCGCGCGCGGACGGCATATTGGCGGCATAGGTGCGCTTCTTTTTAAGGTCCTCCATAATTTCGGGGATTTCGAGCGCTACGGGGTTCGCCTGGTACAAAATTAAATCGTCAGTTTCCCAATTTTTGGTTTTGTCCGGCTCGTAAAGCAAACTGAAGCGCGTTTCGTCCTCCACGAGGCCGTCAAGCACGCGCTTTGAATATGCCACCTCGTCCTCGAAGGGATTTTGAGCCGTCGGATATTTCGTTGAAATTATAAAGCCGAGCTTGTTTAAAATGTTCAGCTGGCCGCTCCGCATAGCCTCAATAGGATAGCTGTTCGGCAGAGCCGCCGTCTCATCGGCAATAAAGGCGTTCGGAAGTCGGCCGTCCATACGCGACACCGAAAAGTTCAGCGGAATAAACGTGTTGCAAAGCGGCAAAAAGGTTATGTAATCGCGCAGGATTTTAAATCGCTTTTTGCCCATATACTCGTAAATTAAAGGGCTGCTTCGTATGGTTTCGCTTATCGCCTCGCGGATTTCGCGCGACAGCGCTCCGTCCGGGGCGACGGAGTAAAATTTAGAAAATTTAGGCTCCGTGAGAAACAAAATTATAAAAATCGTCGCGATTGTATAAGTCTTGAAGTTTTTGCGGCAAATTTCCAAAACGCCCGTAGTGTACCGGCGGCGGCTCGGATTTTCTCTGTGCACCGTGCATAATACCGCCGTGTAGAAAAGCCACTGATAGCCAGTTGTACACTCATACAGGCTCTTGCCCGCCTTTAAGCCCTTGGGCATATAAAGCAGCTTTAAAATGCTTTCGAGCTGACTCGTTTTCCTCTCGGATATTATGTATTTATCGCTTTTCCCCTCGGCAACGCGCATATATTCGCGCATTTGCAGCTTTACATATTTGGGAGTCGTTCTCTTTTTTAGGCTTCGGGCGCAAAACTCATACGCTTTGTCCATTTTCGGCCAGTAATTTCATGAGCGGGTCCTCGGTTTTGCCGTCCTCGTTCTCTGAGTCCTTGATAATTTTAAGGAGCGTCGAAACGGTTTTGTTCGCGGAGTCCGCCGTGCGGTTATATTCGGCGACGGCCGGGTTGGAATACAGATTTTTCCTGCCCTTTACATACTCCTTTTGGACGAGAAGCCCCTCCTCCTTGATTGTTTTTTCGAGATTATCGAGTATTCCGAGCTGCACCTCGTACCTTTTGAATGTCGTCAGAAAAAAGAAATTAGATTGCACGCCGCTTTTTTCCGCAAGCTTAACAATTTCGGCGGCGCGCTTTTTAAGGTCGGATTTTTTCATTTTTTACCTCTTTATTGTGATTTTGCGGCTGTTTTTCGGCATAAAGACGCCGCTTTTCGCGGCTTCTTCCAAAAAAATCACGAAAAACGGCTTTTTTGTAAATGAAGGTCGGGCGTTTGGTATGAAAAAACGCGGCGAAATTCATTTTTTCGGGAGGGGGGATAGCTTTTTTTGCCGCTCCAAAGCGAGCCGCTTTAAATACGACGCCGGAATAAGCCCCTTGTCCGCTTTGCGGTGACAAATGCGGCAAAGGCAGATAAGATTGTCGTCAAGGAAGGCCTTTTGAGGCGAGGAGCGCAGCTTCTCGATGTGATGTACCTCTAAATCCTTATGATTTATAACACCCGCGTCATAGCAGACGGCGCACAAAAAGCCGCTCTCCTCTTTAATCGCCTGCGCCTTTTTCTGCCACGCTCTTGTGTATCTTATTTTTTCAGCGTCGCAGCGGCTGTATTTCCCGGTGTAATCGCCGCCGCATTTGTAATTTCGGTCGTGTACTTTGCCGCAGCGTGAGCAGATTTTATACATCAGCCTATCTTTATTTTTTGCCCGACGTATATAAGATTCGGATTTTTGATTCCGTTAATCGAGGCAAGCTTCTGATATGTTGTTCCGTAGAGAGCCGCAATGCCCGAAAGCGTGTCTCCCTTTTTGACCGTGTATACGGTTTCGGCGCTTTCCGATTGTACGCCGGTAATTTTGATTTGCTGCCCGACATAAATGAGATTCGGATTTTTGATTCCGTTAATCGAGGCAAGCTTCTGATATGTTGTTCCGTAGAGAGCCGCAATGCCCGAAAGCGTGTCGCCCTTTTTAACTGTGTATACGGTTTCTGTGCTTTCAGCCGCACCGCTGTTTTGAGGCTCCGATTTTGCTTCGCTTTCCGGGAACGACAAAACATCGGTGTAAAGAATATTCATATCGACATTGCCGTTTATGCCGTCTACGCTGCCCTTGCTTGTGTATTGCCATATAGCCGCTCCGGCAGGCCTTGCGTGTGGCTGACCGTCGTTTGCTCCCCAGGAGGCAATCCACTTAAAAGGAATGTCGGCGTCCTTAAGGCAGCTTTGAAACCAGCTTAACGAAGCGTATATTCCGGCCTTGTATCCTGCGGCAGAGATTTTGTCGATAAAATATTTTGCTCTCTCCCCTGCGCCCTCCTGCGTGCCGTTTTCCTCAAGGTCAAGGAATAACGGAGTATTGCCGTAACCGGCCGCAAGCCTTAATATGTGCTCCGCTTCGCTTTCTGCGGACGCAATATCCTTGGCGTAGGAATACAGGTATATACCGAAGGGAATACCGTATTTTACACAGGCGTCGGCGTTAACTTTAAATTGCGGGTCGTCCTGCTTTTCCAAATTTTTGCCGT